GGTCGGTGTATTTATTCCTGTATTTGTATTAAAGGTGTCAATCCAGCTAGGGTCTGGAAAAAACGATCCTAATCTTGTGTTCTCCTTTTTCTCATTTAGAATAAGCCCAGCTGGGAAAGATCGCGACCACTTAAATCCCGGATCATTAATATTATCGTTATTTGTTATTCTCGTGTATACTGCGGGGAAGTTGTTCCAGTTAGAACCTTTTGCAAAGTGAAATAGTTGTTGTGTATAATCTTCGTTTAATGGTTCATTTAATCTAACATTAAAACTACCAAAATTATTATTAGTTTCTACTAAACCTCCTTGAAAATAACCATCAGTTCTTATTGATGGATCTACAGTCCAACCATCAAGACCCTCATCACCATTACCATTTAATAATAAATTTTTATAAAGAAATGGATGTTCCTCAATTTTAAATATATTGATTATTAAATCACCTGAAATTGTTGTACCATACTGATTTGAAATTTCAACAGTGTATATTCCCGATAAATCTTTTTTAGATTCGTTAGCAGGCACACTCAACCCCCGAATACCCTTATTATTATTAAGCTTGTTTACTTCATATAGCGGACTACCATCTCTCTTCCATACGTATTTTAGATTACTATCATCGTTTGGATTTTGTAGATTTGAAGGATCTATAGCTATAACAGTCATACCAAATTGAGTACCTTCAACCATTTGAACTCTATTGGTTGTTGGTATAAATTGTTTTGGTTGATCTGGAGCTTCAAGCCATGTAGTCTGATAGAAGCCTCTCGTCGGTTGAGCGGATATAATAGGCGGTACTTGATTTACCGGTAGTAGTTGGTAATCCGTACTTCTATTAGCCTTATCAACTTCACTAGGTTGTAATCTAAACACTCTTTGCATAACTTAATTTTTATGTTGCTGGATTTGGTAGTGTTGTAAAAGTTGAAAATAATGAATTACGTCCTCCGGTAACTTGTATATTTCGTCTAACTACTGTGTTGTCTAAAATTGGTATTATGTTAAAATTGAGACCAGTCACCAATCCACGAGATATGCCGTTTTTAGGTATGTATGTCGACACTGGTTTATCTGCATTTCTTGCTAGTTGTGATTGTTCGTAACCTATGAATTGACCATTCTCAACCAACTGCCCCGCAGTCGTATACGCATATGGTTTTTGCCAGCTTATAATATCATAAATCTCATCTGTATTTTCTGTGTACGACAAATTCTCATCTGTTAATCTAACATCACTTATACTGAAATTCAATCTAATCCTAACTTTTGTGGTGTTGAAGTTTAATTGATTAATTATAATTTTATTATGTTGAATGAATTGTCCTAGTGTGTATTTATCTTCATCTCTATTATTATATAATCTATTTACTGCGGCGTTTAGGTTTTGTAGTCTATCACCACCACTGACACTATTTTTTGCTGCAGTCCACGGATCTAATAAACTTACTCTAGGTACTTTTTGTATTCTATTTGTTGATTCATTAAACAGTATACTTGGTAGCTGTGTTTCTTTATCATATTCTTCTAATAAAACCTCGACAGTTTCATTTATCTCAGGTAATCCAGCAAGTTGCATATTTGCCAAGCTTAGTCTCGGTTCTTCAAATCTATAATTACGCCTAAAGCGTCTTTGTCTTGGTGTTCTAAACCCTGCAGTATGTAAAAATCTGGATACCGCATTCCCTATATAGCAACTAAATATCGCTCTAACACCTGTAACACCGTATATACTACCTTGTATATATTCCTGCACTTCTGTTAAATCAATATCCTGATATGCTGATACAGTCATAACTTCACCATTAATATAATAATTAATCTTTGTTCGTGTGAAATAACTTCCATTAGTTACTAACCAATATGGATCGTAGTTTAAAAGTTCACCGTAGGTATCAGATAGATCTAATGGATTTGGATTAAGCATATCTGATGTATAACCAAACTCATCTGGTTTTTCGATCTTTTTGAAATCATCCGACGGAATATTACTAAAGCCTCTGACTTGTATATTGCCTATAGAATCAATCCAACCATCTACATTATTGGCTCCTATTGGATTTGTGACATGATTTAATTTAAAAAAGGTATTGTTTTGCACATCAATAACTTCTAATTCAACATCCTCCGAGCTTGTTGTACCAATATCATTAACAACATCACAACTATAGACACCACCATATGTCGGATCAGGATTAATGATAGTTAGTGTGTTTTCGATCACAATATATCCAGGTTGATCACTTTGACGATTTTGCGTAGTGTTTATTACCACACCATCCCTTCTCCATATAAAACTTAGTTTTTCTGTTGATGGTATTATTTTAGGTATTCCATTTTCTACATTTAAGGTATCTGGTTGTTGTGCTTGTATTCTAAAAGTTGTAGTTTTACCAACTGCAATACGTATAGTTTGATCGCTATTCAAATACATTAGCCTAGTACCAGGTTCTACTGCTTGTATAGGTTTGACTTGCGGGATACTTGCTTCGTATATACCAGCTGTTATAATTGGAGGTTCATTTAAGCGAGATGGATATAGGTTGTATACTGTCTCATTTTCATTTAGTGTTGAGACCGCAAGACTCGTTAATGGTGAGTTTATCTTTGTACTCTCTCCATCTCCCAAATTAATAATAACACTTCCATCTATGCCTCTCATTGCTGCTTAGTTACCTTGAAAATCCAGTCATTATCATATATTTCCTCATAACCAGCAGCTGTGTTTACAACTTTAATTAATATTTTGTAGTACTGCTCTGGTTGAAGGCCGTCCAAGTAATATTTGAAGTAATTACCATTTCCATCAGCTGATATTTTAGTGAATCCAGTATCAAAAGGAACAATTATATCCTTTGTATCTGCTTTAACAATGCTGTATTGTGATTCTGATGGAATTAAGTAATTATTTAGAAACAGAGATGATGTTTGGAATGATATTTGTGGGTATCTAGGTCTAGCATTAACTCGAAATACAACTCTACTCTTTTCATTATAATTGTGTTTTATATTTGAAATGTTTATAAAGTTTTCGGTATTTATATCAATGCTATTATAGCTTGCTGTATGTTGATAGTCATTAAATCTAGCTTCAAGTCGTGGTACCCATATAGTATGGCTATCTCTACTGAAAAATTTAAGACTTTTAAAAGTATTTGTGTCTTGCTCAGCAGTATCTGTCTTTTTTATTATAAAGCCTTCATTTGGTATTGTTGACGCTAACCAACTCTTTACTATATTAGTAACATCTAATTCAATATCGGAAGTAGCGTAGTTGAAAGATTGGGATCCTGCTGAACCCGTGTACCAATTACCTCCACCAGGAATTGCTGAAAAGGATCCGGTTGTATTTGGATTATACGATGCCGTAGCCCACTTTAAACCCGTTGCAGATACTGAAGTTTTGTATTTCCACGTTGCTCCATCGGTTGTTTCTGGTGTGTTTGCAAATCTACCGGTTCCCATATTCCAACTACCGCTAACGGCATAGCATTCTATAGTATAATCTACAGGAATTTCTTCCGGTTCTGTAGCATATAGTTTTAGATAGTACTTTGCATCTGAAGCTGACGTAATTAATCCGGAGCTACTATACTGTGCTAGTGTTGTTAAGTCAAACTTAATTAAGGCTCTAGAATTAAAATTAGATGTGCCTTCAATTGTTTTACTTATATCAAGAATAGCATCTAATCCCGTATTTTTATTTACGTAATTCTCGTATATTGTAGTGTCTTTTTGTGGGTAAAAGCTAATTATCATATTAGAATGTTGCTATTCTGCCTTTTATATCTATATTTGGGTATTTAACTTCAAAAATGCATGGATCCAAGCTTGGGTAAACTATACCATTACGAATGGCTCCTATGATATCATATGATACATCGCTATAACCGCTATAAGAGTCATTTTTATTATTTATAGCAACCTTTGTAACTGTTTGAACACCATCAACCTTGAGTAATTCATTATAAATCTCATTAATATTTATTGGTTGATTTATTTGCCATTTATCGATGTTAAAATAACTTTTCATCGCATCAATAGATCTAAGTAACACTTCATTAGCATTATACGATGGAAGTGTAATTATATCAAAATCAACACCAATATTAACTATATACGCATCCCGCAGATTAATGCTATCAGTAAGCATCCGATACGTATCCAGATATACTTTAAGGTTCTCCTTCACAGCTCTATTAACAACTGTTACATTCTTATTATTATCATAACCTAAAATGTACATATTCATAGCGAGGGGATTGGCTACCGTATCGTTTAATTCTGTTGTACCTATATTATTCTGTTCGTCGGGTGTTATAAAAACCTTAGCTACGCTACCATAAGCTGGTGGCATTGCGTATGCTCTCACTATGTAATCTTCGCGGGTTACAGCTCGATTTTGCGATGTAAATTGTGCTAATGTATTTTGTCTTATTTCATCTACAGATTCACCACTCTTACCTCCACTGGCTGCAATTGGATTATTAACTGCTAATGAGTTTATAATTTGTTGATTTAGTACTGGTGTAGTGCTAGGTAAGCTTTGTGTTTGTATATTTACATTTATAACTTCTGTGATTGTAGCTGATGGTACGTTTGATGAAATGCCACCACCAACCAAATACGTTATCGTAAGAGTTGTATTACTTGGTGCTATACCGTAGGATCTAGTAAATAAAGGACTGGCTGGATCAATGGCAGCATCCAAGTCATCTTTACCGGTTGGTAGAGATAATCCTAAATTTTCCGGTGTTGCTAGTAGTTCTTCGTCAGGTGTTGAGGATACTCCGGATCCGAATTGAATCTCAATTCCATTTTCTTTGATTCGAGTTATAAATCTACGATAAACCTTTTTGAGTTTTAATAAATAAGGTACTTCATTCGAATAAACGGCTGCATCAGGGTCATTAAGTTGTGTATTTGTAACCTTTTCGAAAATAGTGTCTTGAGCTAGGTAAGGTACTTCATACCATATGTTTCCATCAGAATCTACAATACTTTCAATCCCAATTAGGTTGTCTGCTGATATTAGTATCTTTTTAAATTTTTCAGCTGTGCCTATAGTAACGGTTGTTGTTTGTTGCGCTGCACTTATTGCTCTTACTGTTTTTTTAGCAAGGTAGTAGTTTGGAGCTCCGGTTGTCTGATCAACACTATACACATTTATTTCTGTAGGTGATAGATATGTACTAGTTGTAAAGTCTATAATGTCTGGAACTGTAAACTCTACCTGGCCTACAGTTGATCTTGCTTGCATTCCAGCATCTATTATTAAACCGTAGGTTGTATCTGCTGTAACATTTGTCCCTGTGCCGGTTGCTGGTAGTAATTGATATACATCAAGATCTACTATTGATGGGATTGAAAGCTTTGGTTTATATCCAAACGCACTTGCTATATCTAATAAGTTTCTACGCTCCTGTGCGTGTAATACTAAATTTTCTTTAAATTGACTATCAATATAATAATTTAGTACATCACCTACATAAGCAGCCATTTCGATAAACATCATTCCTGGTGATGTTTCGTTAAAATCGTTGTAGGTTGTCGGGTAGTAAACCTTTGCGAACTCAATTAAGCCCTCTTTAAATTGATCGAAATCACGACCTAAATATTTTATATCTTTAGTAGGCATCCTAATTTGTATCTATCTGTAATGATATACTTCTTGTATTAAACTGATCTCCTTGCAAACTAATTGTAAGTTTAACAAAAACGGAGTTTTCGTCTTGTGATGGTGTAATTGTTAGTTCATTTATAAATATGTAAGGAAGCCAAAACTCAAATTGAGATCTAATTTTTGTATCGATATCTGTGATCAGCATATCATCATTAAACTCAAAAATTGACTTTCTAAGATCACAACCTAAATTAGGCTGCATTACGCGTTCTCCTCTATTTGTGAATAGTAGGTTTTTAGCATTTGCCAGTGCAGCATCTACTGTTAGGTATGTTTGTGCAAATGTAGATCCATTAGATCCTATTATTGGTAAATCAATACCAATTGCTGTATCTAATTCAAGATCTATCGGATCAACTCTAATTTCCTGCGCCATTATCCTCTACTATTATTAGCGATTTCATCAGCTCTCTTGAGTAATGCACTATAATCCTTTATCAGAGTCATAGTCTGCGCGCTAGACACCGGTAATTCAGGATTATAGGTTTCTTCAACTAAAGGTCCTGCTTGATCTTCACCGAATCCAGCCATGTTAGCTCTTGTATCAGCAAATATATCTTCCATGGATACTAATGGATATTCTCTCTGGTACTGCATTCGCTGCATTGTTTTTTGTTTCGGCTTAGCTTGTTCGCGAACTTGAGGTTTTGTTGTTGTTATCTCCTCATTCAACACTCTTCGCAGTTCGTCACCTACAACAGATCTAACTTCTTCGCGAATGACTTTTCTCAATAATTTTACAAATTCTTGTGCTTTCATAATAATAAATATCACTTATATCCAATGAACGGTGCTGGTGGTATGCCAACTCCTGGATTTGAGTATGTTCCTGTTAATACTTTTAATTGAGTTTCAAATCCGCGGGCTATTTCAGTAATTAATGCACTAGCACCGCCGGCTACCTGAGCTTTGATGGGTTTGAACGGTCCGATAGATGTAACAGTGAATATGGTGCCGGTCGGACCAATCCAGGTAGCTCCGGACCACAATGTTCGAGTTGCTAAACTGAAAGTCAGTCCCATCAAACCGGCTTTCACATTAACAGCTTTTTCTTTTAGTTTATCTAAACCCTGCTTGTTATCTTCTATTATTTTTTCTTTTTTTGTACGGATAATATTCCGAATTTCTTGTTGAGCATCATCAATAAATTTATTAACATAAGTCACAAGGCTGCTCTTAGTTGAATCCATCGTATTAAATAAGAACATTACAACCGATTTTGTTCCTTGTATTTCTGGTACTATGTAGTATTTAAAGTATTCACCTACAGTTGTTTTTGATTGTGCTATTCGATTAGCTAATTGTAACGCCTTTTGAGTATATCTTTGTTCTACTGTTGCTATATTCCTAATTATTTCAATATCTTGATTGATTGAGTATGTTAATTTATTTGCTAGATCTAGGATGTCTTTAGGATTAGTTACTGTTCCATTTAATACCTCACCCAGTGTTTGTATTATCGTAAGCTTATTATTATCTGTTATATTATCCAATACGTTAGTTTTCCAAGTATTAAAAAAGTTTGGATCAGATTTCACCTCATTTACTATTGTTAAAACAGCAAATATTAAATTTTCTATTAACGCTAAATCTTGCAATCTGCTATTAAATTTCTTCTTTTTTTGAAGGATTGCTTGTATTTGATTTTGATTTTTTGCTATTGATTTAAAATCGAAATATCCATCAGCTATACGCGTAATAGCTTGTTGATTTTTGGAATAAAAATATTGTCCTTCTGAGAAATTTTTTCCTAGCTGTGTAGCTCCTTGAGTGACTAATTTTCCACATCGAATATAATCTTTAACTCTTTTTAGTTTCTTTTTCTTGTCTTCGATGAGACGTTTCTTTTCTTCTAATTCTAATTTTTTTGTAGTTTTATCTTCTTTATCGCTTTTAACTGGGATTAGGTTTATTCCAAATTGTGTAAGATCTTGTTTCGATCCATCTATTTTTTCCTCAACGCTTTTTTTAAGTTCGTTTGTTTTTCTTTTGATAATCTCATCAAGATTTGTTACTTGTGGCCTAAAATTATATTTGTAAAAATTATAGAATTCAATAAATGAGGTTTCTTTTTTTCTTTCTATTGCTTTTTGTTGTCTTGGTGTATCCCTTATTTCATTTAGTAGTGATGGTATATCTTTATCTACTAGTGATACAAGTTGGTTGTAGTATTGTGCTACAACCGCCGATTTACCCAATAAAAGCTCTTTAACTTGTTGTGCATTTAATTTGTTTTCAACAACTAGCTGTGTAAGTATATTTGACACTTCACTCAAACCACTCTCTTTAGTGAATTCCTCTATTAACTGCTTATTAGCGTCGGTTGCATCATCCGATATAGTTTGTACTCGATCTTTGATGTTTTGTATTTCTTGCTCCACACCGAGTACAATCGACGATGCTTTATTTACAACACTAATAGCTGAACGACCTATGTTTATGTACTTTTTTATCTTTTGCTGTTTCTCTTTTAACACCTCTTTATATTTTTTCTTATAGTCGCCTAGAGTTTTTTTAGCTTTTTTGTAAAAACTATCCTTTCCATCACCCCTTCTTTTTTCTAACTCCTTAATTCGCTCCTCTATATCCTTTTTTACCTCATCTATTTTTAATTGTACACGGTTTTCTAATTGATTTTTTCGATCCTTTAAATCATTTTCTAATTTAATCAATTTTGGTTGTACCTTCTTTTCAACATACTCTATCCTTTTTAATTTTTCATATATTATCTTTGCTCGACTATTTGTTTGTGCTAATTGTTGGTATGTTGTTAGATATTGCACCGGTGATACCGCCGTATTTACCAATTCAAAAAGCTGCTTTGTAATACCGGTTAATGTTTGCGTTATATAAGCTTTGAAAGCACTTGCATCTGTTAATCTTGAGTTAATTTGTGCGGTGGTCGTATCTGTTAGTGATAATAATGTTGTTAGTTGTTGTAGAGTTTGTAAATCAAATCCATAATTAAAATTTTTAATATTATTAATTAAATTTATTTCATTTCTAAAGATATCTTCATATGATGGATTGTTTGATTCTAAGATGAAATTATTTAGTGCTTCACCCAACTGCTGCACTTCTTTTATTTTTTGCGAAATATCATCTCTTATTATTTCATACAGCTCAGTTAATGTCTGCGGTAACTCTTTCAGTTCTCTGGTTGTCTGTTTTATTTGATCTAAGATGCTTTTTATCTGCGTTTTTAGCTCACGAGCTCTTAGAGCTAACTGTTTACCTGTTTGTATTAATCCTTTGATGCCACCCTTTTGCACTTTTAATTCTTCTGTCAAAAAATAAGCTTTAATTATATTTTCCATAAACCTACTTTTTGCATCTATAGTATTATAAAAAGTGTTACCTATAGGATAAGCTGCTCCTAGTAATGCGGGGGCAGGTAAAGTAAATGGTATACCTTGCGGAGCTCCGGTTTTTATTGTAGCTACATAATACCTAGTAATTAATTTAGCCCAATCTGTCGCATTTCTTACCTTTCCTGCATCTAATTCTGCTAGTACTGGTTGTATAAATGAAGTTTGAAAGTTTATAGGCATAATAATTTATCGTACTGTTGGTGGTTTTACTATATCCTTATCGTTTGTATTTGCTCTAGGACTGGCGGCTCTGTTTGATGGTGTAACTTGTGGTGAGCTAAATAGTAGTGGTTCTACGACTCTAACAATCCCATCAACCGTATAGCCACCCCATCTAAATGGTGTAGAGTATATTACTTTATTACCTTCATTTCCTCCTATTGTGTTAACTTTATAATTTGTATAATCAACAGAATAGGCTATATTCACATGACCTTGTTTATATACAATCATATCACCAGGTCTAACATAATCATAGAATAATGGATCTTTATAAGAGATACCGTTTAATCTTTTACCAAAGCCAGCATTTACTGCACGTTCTAGTGTTGTAAATACATTTCCATTAAATAAACCATATACTGAGCCTTTTAGATATTGTTTGTATAATCTTGCTATCTCTGGATCAGTAGTCGATACCCGATCATATGCTTGCTTCCAAACTAAATTTGTAAAGAAGTTACACCAAGCTCCGGTCTTATACCACCCAACCACACTCATGTTATTCTGAAATCCTGGATTAGCCCATCCTAAATTATCAGGTGGGCTTTCTGCTAGTTGATCAGGAGTTGCGTAATAACTATAGGCTATATCTATAATAGCTTTACGTATGGGTGTTATATCTTGATTTGACATGGGTGGTATTGCTGCGTCATTTCCACCTCCACCAGTAAAACCACCACCACCTAAAGAACCACCCACTAATAGTCCAGTAAATGTACCCGTTGTGTTTGTGATTGTTGCTGGTGGATCAGGTGCTTTATCTGTTGATTCGTGGCTTATACCATCTATAAAAACAGACGTGCTTAATATTTCAGGTAATCTGGCCTGTAAATTTGCTAAGTCATATTGTGCATCCTCTCTAAAATATCCTAATCCAACAGGAGTTACAATTCGAGCATTCTTTATGACAACTAACAAATCTTCAATTATATTAGCTGCTTTTATTCCTAATACTAGTGGTTCATATGGTTGATCGGGAGTTGGGTCTCCTTTTGTTTTGGGTTTTTTTGTATCTTTTGCAATTGGTTGACCGTTGTTTGGTACACCTAAATGAACTCCATCCTTTGCAGCTATAGTTGTACTTGAGTTTGTATCAAAATTAACGGGATTACCAGATGATATTGAAACTCCAGCTTTACCAAATAACATTAGATAATCCCTCTTTGAATTAATAATAATTCTATTAGAGTTCATTAATATTTGTGGAGCGGTTTTGTATATGTTTGTAAAGCCTACACTATCTTTTGATATTGCTAAAACCTTAGTTATATCCTGTTCAATTACTTTAAAAGTTGATTCATAATCCAAATCCTTCATTGGAAAATCAATCGGTTGTAGTTGTGGGATTTGAAACTCAGCTGTACCTTGTACACCTGCATTTGACATTGGGTTTAAGGCACCATTAGATTCAACTCTTTTGAGTATATCCTGATATGTGTAAGTTGTAGCCATTAATTATACCGGTACTCCTATTAAACCTGCAATTTTGTAACCTCCTTGTTTTACTAAAGAGTTTGGCGGTGAACCAGCTTTATAACCAACATTTATCCTACGGTCTATAACAACTTTACATAATTGATCTGGATTTGTTATGCCTCTTGCAACTGCCTCATTAAATGTCTGTGCAAATTTCTTAAACCAGCCTGGTCCGTTCCAGCAAGCATATACAAAATTAAAGTATAGTCGCCCATCACTTTCTACTATCTGCCGAGATTGTGCTGATAAATAATTTTTTGCATTTGTATCGTATGTTGGACGTATTATCTGACCGGCTAGATCTCGAAGCTGTGCTTCTAACGAGCCACCGCGATAACCCCATTTCCATGTATTTTTTGCATTTGCTCCATCGATGAGAGCCCAAAACTGTTTGCCAGCCGTTGTTGTGTTAATCGATCCACCAGCTCTTCTATCAATACCAAACATAGTCTCACCACTACTCCCATACCTCTTATCATACGGCCATCCAGCTTTTTTAGCTAACGCTGGATCTGCGAACCAGGCATCACTCCAATAACCACCTTCTAATTTATCAATTACAGTCGCAACTACAGTTGCATAATCCTTATCTGCTGCAGTTATTGCTTGTTTTGGAAGTGCACCACCGCCAAAACCTCCTCCACCAAAAGATCCTCCCGAACCTATAATAATGCCTACCGGATTTGTGATTGTTGCTGGCGGACTTGGAGCTGGATCGGTTGATTCATGGCTTATACCATCTATAAACACGGCTGTACTTAACATTTCAGGTAATCTAGCTTGGAGATTTGCTAAATCATATTGAGCATCTTCTCTAAAATAAGCTAGGCCTGCTGGTGTTGCTATCCTAGCATTTTTAAGTATTACTAATAGATCTTCTAAAAGATTTGCTAATTTTATACCTAAAGTCATTGGCTCATATGGTTGATCGGGAGTTGGATCTCCTTTTGTTTTTGGTTTTGCAATTTTTGGCCATTCAGCAACACCTTTATTGGGTACACCTAGAAATATACCCTCAGTAGCAGCTATAGTAGTACTTGAATCTGAATCTATATTGACTGGATTTTGAGATGATACTGCTACACCAGCTCCACCAAATAACATTAGGTAGTCTTTTTTAGTATTAATGATTACTCTATCTGAATTGATTAAGATTTGCGGTGAGTTAACATATGTGTTTGTAAACCCAATTGAATCTTGAGTAATTGACAGTACCTTAGTTATATCCTGTTGAGTAGTTACGAATGTTGACTCATAATCAAGATCTTTCATCGGAAAGTCGATCGGCTGTAGCTGCTGTATTTGAAATTGCATGCTACCACCGCCTACACCGCCAGCTGACGAATTCATTGGATTTAATGCTCCGTTAGCTTGAACTCTCTCAAGTATGGTTTGGTAAGTATACGTTGTTGCCATTTAATATTATATAAAATATTTATATTGTTATTTTAAATGTTTCGTATATTTTTGCCTTCTTCTCTAAATACTGTTTTAGTGGGTCTGAGTATGTATATAGACTCTTTTTATTTAGGTTGAAATTTTCATTAATTACCACTAAGTAATCTAAATTAGATCCTGGATTATTTATGAATCTGCCCATCCAACCCTCTTCAAATTCCGGGAAATTTTTAATTAGTGTATTAACATACAAAGCCCTTTTACCTAAAAGATCCATTGTAAATTGTGGACTTTTATCCCTTAAAGACGCTATAAAAGCAATCCATCCAGGTAAATTACCATTCCATCCGTATGTTTTTGCTAATGCATCAAATTCTGCTTTTTCGTAAATTATCGAACCACTAGTCCATGTAAATTCAAACAACAAATAACCTAAGTATGGATCTATAGCTATTGCGGCTGCTGGATATCTATTGTTTGCAGATGTCAATGCATTCCATACCCACAAAGCCATAGCCTTTTGATCAGATAATAATTGATACATATATTGGTGTGCTTGTGCATCATCAGTTTTCCACTTAGGTAATAATCTATCTACAGCCGTAACAGCTGTCCTTACATCGGCAATATCCGTGTTAACTAATATATTATCGAACCTATTTCGAAATATATAAAGTGTAACACCTTTCATTATAGCACCTCGAGGATCTTTTGGGTGATTTACCCACCCACTATCATGCCTTTGTGTCATTGGTATTATCTGATTTTCAATCAAGCTTGCTATAATTGATTGTGGAATAGAACTTACTTCTTGAGCTTGTGTGGTTGCAGCTGCAAAAACATTTAGACCACTATCAGTGTAACATCCGGTAAGTAGTTTATCAGCTATGACTGTATAGTTAGTATTGATTGCAGTAATTAAAGTACTCACTGCTGTAGTTACTTCTGGTGATACCGTTGGTGGTGTTTCGTATGACATAAAACATATGTTTAATAATTAAGTAGTACTATTATGGCCCTACTGGCTCTATACCTCCAGCACGAGAATTGAAACTACCTGCACCTTCTGGTAAATCCTCATCTTCTGTATTTGGTGCTGGAGTAGCTGATCCAGACGCAACCGATCCAGATGCAGCTGATCCAGTTGCGGCTGATGTTAGTTGTGAATCTAATGTTTGACCCATATCAACTACTTTTTGGTATATTAAAGTACCATCTTCATTGTTTGATATTGTATTTCTAATACTTGGATCAGTACTCTTATCTTCAATTCTATATATTGTACGCCACGAGTACATATTAGTACTGCAGCTAAGTCTCATCTCAATCTTTTGAGTACTACAAAGATATATAGATGAATTATCCTCATTAATACTCTCGGTTGTATACGTAATCCTATTTTGAGAGTCTATATTGTCATGTACACGATGAACCATTATTGGTGCACCTGACAAACCTTCATTAGACCATATATTATCGCCTTTTTTTGTAGTACTACCAAACCTTATTGATTGGCCGTATCGCCCCTGGTGAATTACATCACCCTCGTGGGGCTGTATGATAGGTCTTTCTTTTACGACTGGACTGATAACGTTATTGTTATCGACGGTTGCTTGTATGTATGAATCTCTATTTTTTAATTTACTGTTATATTTTTGTAGTAAGCTATCTAGAAATTGCGTTACCGGTGCAGTTGCGACAGTTGGTGATAAACTATTTAGGCCGGCGAGATTTGATGGTAGTGGAGCTCCAGTTGTTGCACTATTTATTAATCCACGAGATGTATTAACATCAATATTTAGACCAAATGGTGTAAAATTGTTAGTTGGTTGCGCTTTCGATGAAGTTCTTTTATCACCTACATTTGGTAGTGAGTTATAAGTAATACTTCCATTCTGAGTTGAGTTTATCTGATAAAAAAGCTTCTTTTTAGGTTTACCATCTTCATTTACCTCCTCAGAGTATGATAAAAATACAAAAACAATCTCACCAGGTAGTGGATATGCTAACATCTTACGATCGGCTGGCCATGCACAATCCTCCATATCATCATCCTCAATCCTATTAGCTTGTAATATTGGCTTAATTCGAATTTTACCTATGTCCTGAGGGCCTTTGTATGGGAAAACATCGCCAGATGCATCTGATTCTTTAAGCATTACATCTAATACCATGCATGGACCAACAATATTTTGGCCGGGTGGAGCTATTGGCGCATATGCCGGCTTTGTATATACTTCACCTAATCCTTTAAAAAGACTCATACCGTTTGTTTATCTAGTAAATCCTGTGCTTCTTGCATTAATTGATTGCGTTCAGCTTCTGATAAGCCTCCTGCATTTTCATCATCTTTGCCCGATGCAACTAATAATCGCTGGACAATAGCTGCTAGTCGAACTAGATGCTCATCGTTTTTAACTGAAACCTCTAAGTACTCCTTAATTAGCGGCACCATTGCAGCTGCATCACTTACATTTTTTATAAGTGGTTTAAGTTGATCAATTAAACCTTTAATCTGCTCATCCTTTTTTCTACTATTATTGTAGATATCCTGCATTAAATCAGAAAAGGATTTGCCTCCAAAAATAATAGCGTCTTTATCCATGCTTATAAATAATAGGAGTTCTAGAATTTAGATATTGGCTCCGGTGCATTTCTAATATCGTGCATTAGATCATACAAAGCTTGTATTCTAACTCCAGCAATCCAGGCATCTATATTATCATAATAACCATCTTTCTCAAGTTGCTCATGGTTTGCTGTTGATACGTCAAAATGGTAAGCGGACATATTAGGTCCGCCTCCAATATTCTCCCAAGCTTTTATTTCCCATTCTAGAAACTTTAAAAGCTTTTCTTTGCTATACTGTATAATCATTAGTAAACTACTTGCTTAGGTATAAATCCTAGTCGATCATAATCTTCATACATTCTTCTATATTTCTCTTTGAGAGACTTTACAACTCTTGTTATTTGTTGAGTTGATGCATCTGTCATTTCTCTGATATAAATATACAAAGCCTTTTTATTGAAGATTTCTAAAGTTTCGCGACGTCGAAATAACTCAACTACTGCAGCTGCGATGGATCGATCAACCCTCTTATCGTAACAGTATTCTAAATTAGCATCCCAATAATCAACAAACTCACTAATGAATGTAATCATATTGACATCATCGGATTGTGATATTGAAATCTTAGATGAGTCTGCATAATTATCTATTTTATCATGCTGAGTTAATTTTTTGAAGTTCTTCTCGTTTTGCAGAATGAAGTAATTTTTAGCAACTATTGAATAATAACTAAAAGCCTTACCTTTATCTTTGGTGAAATTTGGTAATTTCTCAATTAGAAAGGTTACGGCTTCGTGTTGAATAGTTGATAAGTCTTGGTTATCAGTATAATAAAACTTGTAGGTGTGGATAGTATTTTCTACTAATTTATCTAAAGCGTATTTTATTTCTTTTTCGTAAATCCTACTACGCTCTGCTGTATCTTCACATTGATTGTATTTTATTATACTTTCATCTACTTCCGGACCGAAATATAATTTCTTTTTACTTGTTCTTGGTTTCCTCTTCTTCTGTGTTGACATATTTCGACATAAAATTACGTATATCGTCAGTACATTCTTTTAACGCATTAAACGTATACCCAACTTCATCATCAGCTTGAAACGAACCCCTATGATCAATTTCTTTCATTTTGTAATTAATTTCCAAAATTTTTATATATACTGCTGATATGAATTGTACATAAGCTTCTGCATACTTAACTGCACGATTATACTTTGTATAATTAATATACGCTAAATACGTAGTAATTCCAAGTAATATTATTAATAATACTATTATAAATGCTATCATTATTCAAAAAGTTTATTGAAGATACCTTGTAAATCCTCTTTTTGTTCTGAGGATAAGCTGTCTGCTAGTCTAGGTTTTGATTTTGTTGTTGGTGTTTTTTGCTGAGAACCTTCATTTCTATCCCACATTTCGAATTCTATCCTTGCAGCCATGTGGTCTGCATGGTGTAGTATAATTGGTAGATTAGTACGGAGTTTAGACTCTCTTGTGTGTGATATAAAAAACGGCTTATTTGCATCATCATATAATCCATCATGTAAACGAATACCTAGATATTCATTAAGTGAAACCGGTATACCTAACTCCTGTAATAAGAATAAACTACGCTCAGGTACCGGTAAAAAAGCATTAGCTGGATTATATTTGTATAGCTTACCTAAATTCTTTCTATGCCATTCTGAATCGTTTACCTGATATTGTTCAGCTTCTTGAGTACCCATCTTACCCAAGTCGTGGTTTAAGGCTGCGAATACGAGCTCTTCGTCAGTATAATTAATATAGGCGCCTGAAAGAGCCCATAAATTTTTAATCGAGATTGCACAATCAACAACGCGAAGTACATGATCTACATAACCACCAGGAAATGCATTGTGGTGATGATCTGTACTTGATGCTGGCATCAACATTAATCGTTCTGCATGTGTTTGATAAAAGTCGATTAACTTCTCTTTTCTCGGACTTGCAATATATTTGTCGATTACTTCAATAAGCTTATTGAAGTTAGTTTCAATTTGTTCGGCTGATAGATTCATAACTTTGTTTGCAGTTTTCTAATTTGTGATTCCAGTTTCTTTTGCTGCGTTCTGCGAGACTCACTCTTCAATTGCTTCTTAAGCTTACCTATCCTCTCAGCTAATTGAGCCTTCTCCTCAGCTTTTTGCTTGGCAGTCTTTTTCGGTTTAACAATAATCTCAGTTGGAGGTAATGTACCTTTAAGGCTAGTATCCTCTACACCTTTATGATATACAGTACCATCAGCGTGGACAAATAAATTCATAAACCTCCAGCCCTTAGGGTAACCAATACGCTTCTTCTCAGTCTTAGGAGCAGCGCCCCACATAGTTTCAATAACACAATGCCAACAAGTCGCTTGTACTATGCGATCGTCAACTTTCACATCAGCGCCACATAAATGGCAGTCAAGTAATTTCATATTAGAGTTTTTTATGGATTGTAGATAAATATACAATCAAAATCTCATATATGCAACAGCTAATTTGTTGTGCAGGGAGGTATGATGAACCGAGTGTCGATCATAGCCGTATGTATATACTGACCATCTATCTTATGCTTTCCTCTGTAGAATGGTATGTCACCATTGAGATAGTGTGTATATAGTAATGATTCATCAACCAGTTTTTTCTTCTTCGAAAAGAGAAGTACTATATAATCAGATTGTACATAGTTAACTAAGTCCGGATCATCTAAAGCCAATCTCAGATCTTGTACGCAGTTCATATCATATAAGTAAAACTCATACAAAGATCTATTATACTCGCGATCAAATCTTAAGCCAACACTCTCAACATCGAATGGTATATCTAATTTCATAATCGTTTGAGCCATCTTAAATTCAGCTTTTATATTGCCAAAAAATCTTGACTCAACTAATTTAGAGTAATTAGACATACCTATTATTTTTTGCGTGGACGGCCGGGCTTAGCTTGCTGTTGATTAGCAGCTTTTGAGTTATAACAACGCAATAATTCGTCACTCTTTTGTGTAAGATTTAATCTTAACTCATCGTTTGTTTTAGCTAAATTTTCCGCGTAATCAATAGCCGCTTTAGCTTTTAATTTTTGTGATTCGACAGATTCTTTCAAATCACCTCTTTCAAGTACTAAGTACACAACTGCTCCAGCCAGTACTATTGTTCCCATTGTAAGCAATAAAACCATAATTGTTTTTATTTTTAATTTCTAAAATTTTTACCAGAAAAACAACAGTTACACGTCATTTTCTGTGATTTTGTCTGATTTTTTTTCGCCAAAAAAGCGGAGTATGCTCTCGACTGTTACTAATCCTAATAAAACTGCAATAAATATATAATCAATAGCAATAATACTATCAATATTTGT